CCCTGACGAGCTACCGANAGCCCTCCGCTCCGCACCATCACGGCAACGCGCAAGCGGAAACTCAATGGGGCATAGCCGTCGCATACCTTCAAGTGACGCCAGGCGGTTCAAAACTCTGGCGCATGAACTATCGCTGGCAGGCGAAACAGCGCACCGCGGCCTTTGGATCATACCCCGATGTATCCCTTGCGACTGCCCGCCTGAAAGCCGCCGAACTCAAGGACAAGCTGGCAGCGGGAATTGACCCGGCCGCGAAGGACGGGGCCACGGCGGGCGCTGCACCTGTGAAGCCGTTCAAGGACGCGGCGCGCGAGTGGTTCAACGCGCGGGAAGCCCAATGGGTCAGCGGCTATGCCGCGCGCATCTGGTCACGCCTTGACGCGGACGTTTTCCCCCAGATCGGAAGCAAGGACGTGGCAGCGATCACCCCCGCCGAAGTCTTGGCCCTCTTGCGGGAAGTGGAGAACCGGAACGCCTTGGAAATGGCAAAGCGGCTGCGCCAGACCATGAGCGCGATCTTTCGCTTTTCGGTGGCGAACGGCTGGGCATCTTCGGACCCTGCCGCGCCTCTTGCGGGCGCGATGAAGTCAGCACCCCGGCAACAGCACCGGGCAGCCTTGAAGGAAGATCAACTGCCCGCCTTCCTCAAGGCGCTGCAAACCTACAGCGGGGACAGGGCAACCGCGCTGGGCTTGAAGATCATCGCTCACACCTTTGTTCGCACCGCCGAACTGCGGCTTGCGACGTGGGATGAACTGGAAGGGGAAACATGGCGCATCCCGGCTGGAAAGATGAAGATGCGCAAGGAACACATTGTCCCCCTGTCCCCGCAGGTGCAGGCCATGTTCGCGGAACTGCAAGACTTGGCGGGCGGTTCGCAATGGGTCTTGCCGGGCCAGTCGGGGCACAAGCCGGTTTCCGAAAATACCCTGATCTATGGGCTATATCGGCTGGGCTATCATTCCCGCGCATCGGTTCACGGCTTCCGGTCAACGGCCTCCACCATCTTGAACGAGTCGGGCCAGTGGCGCGCCGATGCGATCGAGCGGCAGCTTGCTCACGTCCCCGCGAATGAGGTTCGCAGCGCCTATAACGCAGCACTATACCTTGAGGAACGGCGGCGAATGATGTGCTGGTATTCCGACCTTCTGGACAAGAAAGAAAGTCAATCGGTGAATAAAGACCCTGACACTGATTTATCCGATCTGCTTTCCTGAGACGAATAGAAACACATTGGAACGCATGGGCCGCGCTTAATTGTGCGGCCTTTCTCATTTAATGTGAAATTCGGATTCCGCTTCCCTGAAAATATCCGGGCCTGTAAAATGCAGAAATGAAGAAAGCCCCGCAGCGGCAAAACTGGCGGGGCTTTCAATGAGAAGCGAAAGTGAGTTGATATGCTGGAATATACCGAAACGCGCCCAATGGCGCAAGCCCATTTCAATATCGTTGAAACCGATCTGAGCGCCCTTCTGGGATGCACTGAGACGCATGGGGATTTATCGGCAGGGGATATTAACCGCGCGACGGCGGATAATTACGGCTGCGATCTGACCCTTGCCGTCTCGATGTTCGCAGACGTGAAGGCGCAGCGGATCGAACCGAATCACCTGAGCCTTCGGCAACTGCAAGACCGGCTGAACACCACCACGGCGCGCGACAAGGCAGCCCTGCCCCTGGTCAAGCTGGGAACCTTCGGGGACGCGCGAACCGACAAGGGCAGCCTGCGCCACGATGCCAACCTGTTGCGCGTGTCGGGCGTGGAAGGCGACTATGACGCGGGCGCAGTATCGCCCCAAGACGCGGCCAAACGGCTGCGCCAGGCGGGCATTGCATCCCTGATCTACACAACCCCAAGCCACACCGCAGAAGCGCCCCGATGGCGCGTCCTTGCGCCCTTGGCGGGGGAAGTTGCACCGGCCGAACGGGAAGCCCTGTGCGCCCGCTTGAATGGCGCGCTTGGGGGCATCCTTGCAGCCGAGTCCTTCACCCCGTCGCAGTCCTATTATTTCGGCGCGGTGACCGGCCGTCCTGTGGAGTCCGTCCTTGTGGAAGGGCAACCGCTTGACCGTGTGTCGGGCGTTGCCTCGATCGGGCCGCAACCCAAGCCGGTGAAGGCGACCACCGATCTTTCGGACCTGTTCCGGGAACCGGCAGACCGGGCCGAAGTGCGGCGCGCCTTGTCGCTTATCACCGAATCCGATGATCGGGACCAATGGCTTAAAATCGGCATGGCACTTCATGCTGAATTCGCGGGCAGAGAAGAAGGCTTTGACCTGTGGTCGCATTGGTCGCGCCAGTCCCTTAAATTCGATGAACGCGACCAACGCCAGAAATGGAAATCTTTCCGGCGCAGCGGAGTCGGCATCGGGACGCTTTTTGAAATCGCCAAGGGTTACGGGTATGAGCGGCCTTCTTACTTTTCTGAATCTGATTTTGACGATCTGCCTGCACTTCCTGCGGAATCGAAACAAGCGAAGATCGGAATAATAACCGCCAAGAACGGGGAAATGAAACCGACGCTGCACAATGCCATTCTGGTCTTGCGAAAGGTGAACCGGGATCAAGGCTATTCGATCCGCAAGAACGATATGACCGGGCAAGACGAATGGCGCGCCGGGCCGATCAATGATGCCGATCTGGGCTTGATCCGCGTGGCGATTGAACAGGCTGGAATGCACAATGTCGGGGCAGACCTGACCGCGGGCGCGGTTCGGGCAGTTGCCGAGTTGAACCGCTTTCACCCGGTCAAGGATTGGCTGGAGTCGCTGCACCATGACGGCAAGCCGCGCCTTGACTCATGGCTGACCCGATACCTTGGCGTCGACGTTTCTCCCTATTCCCGTGCCGTGGGGCGCGCTTTCCTGGTGGCGATGGTGGCGCGCGTCATGCGGCCGGGCTGCAAGCACGATCATGTTCTTGTGCTGGGCGGGGCGCAGGGCATCGGCAAATCCACCGCCTGCCGCATTCTGGGCGGTGACTGGGCGGGCGATAACATGCCCTCGATCCGCGACGGCGCGCGGGAAGCCGGGCTATACCTTCGCGGGCATTGGCTGGTGGAACTGGCCGAACTCGCCCCGTCGCGCAAGGCGGAACAGGAAGATTTGAAAGCCTTCCTGACTCGGGCAACCGATGAAATCCGCGCCCCCTATGCGCGCCGGGCTGACATTGTTCCGCGCCAATGCGTCTTTGTGGGCACCACGAATGAAACCGCTTTCCTTCGGGATGCCAGCGGCGGGCGGCGCTTTTGGCCGGTGACCTGCGGCACGAAGATCGAGACTGAGGCACTTGCCACAGATCGGGAACAGCTATTCGCTGAGGCAGTCGCAGCCTTCCGGGCCGGTGAAGCGTGGCACCTTCCGCCCGACCTGGAACGGCAGGCAGCGATTGAGCAAGAGGCAGCCCGCGAAGAACACCCTTGGGAACAGCCTATCCGGCGCATCTTGGACGGCTTGACCGAAGGTGACGGCTTTGACCGGCAACCGAAGGACAGCGTGACAGTGGGCGAGTTGCTTACGCTTCTGGGCATCCCTGTTGAAAGGCACCCCGGCAAGCCCTCTCGGGACGCGGCAGGCATCCTTCGCATGTTCGGCTGGGTGAAGCGCCGCAAGAATGACGGCATTGAATGGTGGCGGGCATGATGCGGCAGGATCAATCATCGCCTGCAACCGATCATCGCCTTAGCCGGATCATCGGTTGCAGCGCATTTGCACCGCGAAAAGGTGAACCCAGTGAACCCAGCGTGAACCCACGGAAAAGCGCATGGGTTCACCGTTTTATGTCGCGTTTCCAATGCTTTGCGCCAGTAGTGAACCCAGTGAACCCATATACCCCCAACAAAACCCTTGGCGATGACACAGCGGCGGCATGGCAGCGACGGGGCAGCATGGGCGGGCGGCACGTCTCAGGCGGTAATATAGGAAAAGTGGGTTCACTGGGTTCACTGGGTTCACCATCGGGCACAAGCGATCATCGCCCCTGTTCGATCATAGGTTCTTCCCTATGGGGCCGGGCCGCGGGGACACAGACCCCCGAAAAAACAGCCTTTACAAAAATTTTCGCATCGTAGGGCCTAGCAATGTTACAACATAACACTGATCTGAGCGACCTTCTGGGGCCTGAACCGGGCACCACCGCCCCGCATTATCAGCGGGCCGCTGAGGGGCCTTCCCCTGTTTCGCCTACCCCTGCCGCCCAAACCCGCCGAAAGCCTGCCAGCGATGAAATGACAATCGCTGAGGCTATACCGGCCACCATGACTGAGGTGGAGATTGCCGCCTTCCTGGGCATCGCCACGAGTCAGGTGCGCACCAAGACCAAGGACGGGATTCTTGTGAAGGGCGGCCGCGCGCGCTGGGATGTGCGGGAATCCCTTCGCAACTACCTGTCGCAGTTGCGCGATGGGGCTATCCGTGGCGGCGGGCAGGTTCCTGACGAATTGAAAGCCGAAAAGCTGCGCTTGGCGCGGGAACAGGCTGACAAGCTGGAAATCGCCAATGCGGCGGCGCGCGGCGATATGGTCCGGGCGGCAGACGTGGAACGGGAATGGGCCAATGTCTTGCGGGACGTTCGGTCGACCATGCTTGCCGTGCCGTCGCGTGTCGGATCGAAGCTGGCACACCTGAGCGCCCATGACGTTGCTGAGATCGACTCCGAGATCAAGGCGGCCCTGGAAGGACTCGCCAATGGGAATTGACCTGATCCGCAGCCGGGCGCTGCAAGCCCTGCGACCCCCGGCCGATCTGCCGCTTGCCGAGTGGATCGAACGCAACATTTTCCTGCCGCAGACCGCAAGCGCCCTTCCCGGCAAGATGAAGCTATGGGCCTATCAGCGCGGAATCTGCGATGCCCTCGATGATCCGGGCATTGAACGGGTAACCGTGCTGAAATCGGCGCGCATCGGGTATACTGCCCTTCTGTCTGGCATCATCGCCAGTCACGTTGCGAACGCCCCCGCGCCGATCTTGGCTGTTCAACCGACTGCCGATGATGCCCGCGATTATGCCGTCGACCTGGAACAGGTGTTTGGGGCATCCCCCGCCTTGCGCGGCCTTCTGTCGGATGAAGCCGATGAAACCGGCCGGTCGACCATGTTGAACCGGCGCTTTCCGGGCGGCAGTCTGAAATTCTTGGCCGCGAAAAGCCCGCGGAACCTGCGCCGCCATACCGCGAAAATCCTGATCTTGGATGAAATAGACGGATTTGAAGTGTCGCAGGAAGGCGACCCTATCGAACTGGCGACCATGCGCACCATGACCTTCCGGGACCGGAAGATTATTGCCGGTTCCACGCCGGTTTTCGACTATGGCCCGGCAACGCGGCTTTACGACAAGTCGGACAAACGGATTTACGAATGCCTTTGTCCGTCCTGTGGCGAATTCTCGGAAATCAAATGGGCCGATATTCAATGGCGCGAAGGTGACCCGGATTCCGCGCATTGGACATGCCCGAATAACGGTTGCATTGTGGAAGAACGGCACAAGCCCGCGATGGTCGCGGCCGGGCGATGGCGGGCAACCGCGCCCGATGTGAAGGGCCATGCCGGTTTCAAGGTGAATGCTCTTATCAGCCCGCATTTCAACGCGCGCTGGGGCAAGCTGGCAGCCGAATTCCTGGAAGCCAAGAAAACCCCGGAAACCTTGCAGACCTTTACCAACCTTGTTCTTGGCGAACCGTGGCGCACCGAAGGCGATGACCTCGATGAGCATGAGTTGTTCGGGCGGCGCGAACCGTTCCGCCTCGATGCCCTGCCGGATGACGTGCTGTTCCTGACGGCGGGCGTCGACTGCCAGGATGACCGGCTTGAATGTGTCATCATGGGGCACGGGCGCAGCGACATTTTCGCTCTCGATCACCGGATTTTCTGGGGGCCGATTGACGGGGAAGCCGTCTGGCAAGACCTCGACTCCCTTCTGAAAGAGACTTGGCAGCACCCGAACGGCGGCACGATCCGCATTGACGCGGCTTGCATCGACTCTGGCGACGGCGGGCATACGGAAATCGTGAACAGCTACACCCGGCCGCGTTACGGGCGGCGCGTGGTGGCGATCAAGGGCGTTCCGGGCTTTTCGCGGCAATTCTTGCAGAAGTCGGGCACCAAAGGGCAACTGCTTTGGCTTGTCGGTTCGGACGCGGTGAAATCGCAGTTGTTCACCCGACTGGCGCGCGGCGCGGGCGTCCGGTTCGGGGAAGCCCTGGAACCGATCTTCTTTGAACAACTGACCTCTGAGCGACGAGTCGTCCGGTATGTGCGGGGCGTCCCCCAAGCGCGCTTTGAACGGATCAAGGGCAAGCGGGCCGAAACCCTAGACGCGACGGTCTACGCATGGGCGGCGCGGCAGTTGATCGGGGTGAACCTTGACAGGCGGGCCGAAGAACTATCGAGTGAGGCAGCGCCGAAGAAACAGCCGCAAGTTGTTCGTTCGGCATGGTTGAACAGGTGAGATCATGATTCAGGCGATAAAGAACTGGTGGGATGGTGAAACCCACGCCTATGAAAACGACCCCAGTAGCAACGCGGTTATTATTGGTGTTTATGTCCAGAGACATTGGACTTCTCGCTTTGCGCATACAATCTGGGATTTCCTGAAAAAAGAATGGAAATGGGTTATCGCGTCAGTAATTGCAATAGTTGCTATTATTGTGAAGATTATCTGAGCGCCGAGCAACCAAAGAGAACTATTAAAGTAGGTAGCGATAATGACGAAACAAGAAGAATTCCTGTGGTGCGTTCAAACTATGGTCATGCTTGACTCGCACAATATCTGTTTGGACCTCGACCCCAAGGACCAGGGCAATCGCTTTTGGCTTAACTCATTGATATATTGCCAAGAAGCTGACGTAAGAAGTTATCGTCCCACCCCGCGCGTTTGAGTTTGATGGACAGGGATGTCTTTGAGGGATCACGTCGAACCACGTCGAGTGCGCGGCGGCGCAGGACGGCAATGTTGGCTGGGGCATTATCCTTCCGGTTGCGTGCAGCATCCTCACGGAAGGACACGTCGAGCTGCCAGTGGAGCGCATTTTCGATGGCCCAATGATCCCGGACCGTTGTGAGCAGCGTCTCTGGCGTGGGCATCCAGGACAGCGCGAAGAAGCGCGTCTCGGAGGTTGTCTTTCCGTCTGCCTCCCGCGTCCTCTCGATCCGGCCGAACCCTTTGAGCCCCGGGAAATCGTGGTGTTTGTCCAATGCCTTGGCCGATACGACAGCCGCTTTTCGCGTCTCCCTGCGGCCGTGTCCGGTCTCCTCCGTGACGGCTTGGCGGCATGCCTCCTCAAGCTTGGGGAAACAGCCGCGCGCGTCGGACAGGAGCGACTCTTGATTACCTTTCAAGGCGAGGCACCAGTCGCCGCCACCGGCGTTGATCGCTGCAACCGTGCGGCGATTGCAGTGCATTCGCCATTGTCGCTCGGACCAATGGCGCGACAAGGCTCATCGTCCCCGGTGATCACCTTGCCGCGGAGCGCGATCAGCCCCAGAGCCCCGATCGCTGCCTCGAGTTCCGTGCCCCGGTCGGCGGGCACCGTTGCCAGCGTCAGACGCAACCGCGCGGCGTAAGCCGAAACCATCATTCGCGTGCGCGCGCTCTCGGTCTTGTCGCGCGCGCCACGCAAAGCCTTGCCGTCGATCGCGATCACGTCGCCATCCTTCAGCAGCGCGGCAACATCGGCGAGAACCTTGCCGAAAGCGGCGTCAAGCGCCTTGGGATCGATCATCCGGAAGATATCGGAGAACGTGTCATGCGACGGGATGGCGTGCTTCAGCTTCAGAAAGTCCCTGAAAACATGTGCTTTTGCGCGCCCAAACGCAGCCATCTCCGCGCAGGAACCCGCCCCACACAGCACTGACACGAAGGCTACCACAAGCACTTCGCCAAGGTCGTAGCGCGCGTTACGCGCGCGCGGATCGGGAATATCTTCAAAGGCGGACAGAAAAAGCTGCATGCTCGAGGCTCCATGGACTGACCCTACAGACCAGAATCCATCGTGCCGTCAGACGCAACACCCTCCACTCACACCCTCAGTTCCAAAAGCGATTCCCCTAACCCCAAGGACCGGCACAAGATTTCAGTTGGCGGGCGTATTGAAACCGTGGTCTTGGCGGTTCGCGCATCGCGGCACATTCCCGACAATTATTCGGCCGAACATGCAGTATCCGTCTTGATCAAGCGGTTTTTTCGACCCAGGTTCGGTCAGCTTTGACGAGCGCGTTTGCGGTCTCGATGAGCTTGCGC